GCGGATTTGTAAGAAAATTATTCAAAAAGAAACCAGTACAACAACAGCTTCAACAAGCTGCAGTTAAAGAAGCACCTAAAGGTCCTACTAAAGCTGAGATAGAAGAAGAAAGAATTAAAAAAGCTTCACTTGCTAATAAGCGAAGAGGAAGAAAAGCAACCATGCTTACTGGATCATCTGGTTTAGAAGATGAAACGTATTTAAGTAAAAAAACTATGTTGGGGTAACAAATGGCTAAACGAGGATTATACGCAAACATACACGCAAAAAGAAAAAGAATAAAAGCTGGATCTAAAGAGAGAATGCGAAAAGCTGGTCAAAAAGGCAGACCAACTGCAGCTAACTTTAGAAGAGCAGCTAAGACAGCAAAAAAAAGAAGATAGATGCAACAACAAGAGCTAAGGAAACTAGCAGCAAATCTTAAAAATGATTTAGCAAGATTAGTTGAAAAAAGATCTAACTGGGAGAGCCATTGGCAAGAAGTAGCTGATTATATGCTACCAAGAAAAGCCGATATAACTCTTGAAAGACCTAAAGGAGATAAAAGGCATACTGTAATCTATGACGGTACTGCAATACATTCTTTAGAGTTGTTAGCTAGTTCTTTGCATGGAATGCTGACATCTTCTGTAAATAGATGGTTTAATTTAAGATTTAAAGAGGCATCTATTAATGAAGATGATGAAGCTAGAGAATGGTTAGAAAATGTACTTGATAAAATGTACATTGCTATATCAAGATCTAATTTTCAACAAGAAGTGTTCGAAACATATTTTGATCTTATAGCATTTGGTACTTCTTGCTTACAAATTGAAGAAGATAAAGATGACATCATTCGGTTTTCATCAAGACATATAAAAGAAATTTATATTTCTGAAGATGCAAAAGGAATGGTTAATTGTATTTACAGACGATTTAAAATGTCTGCTAAAGCAACTGTCGAAAAATTTGGTACAGAGAATGTAAGTAATCCTAAGAAAAAGGATAAACAAAATATGCCATTCAGTTCAATTTATTTTGAATATGATAGTGGACATATTATTTCTCAAGGTGGTTTTAATGAATTTCCTTATGTAGTTCCAAGATACTTAAAAGCATCTAATGAATTATATGGAAGAAGTCCTGGCATGAATGCTTTACCAGATGTTAAAGTTTTAAATAAAATGGTTGAGGTTGGAATGAAGGCTGCACAAAAGCAAGTCGATCCACCTTTATTAGTACCAGACGATTCAATGCTAATGCCAATTAGAATGTCTCCAGGATCAATTAATTATTATAGAAGCGGCACTAGAGATCGAATTGAAACTTTAAATATTGGTGCAAACAATCCATTAGGTTTAAATATGGAAGAGCAAAGACGACAAGCTATTTCTCAAACGTTCCATGTAGATCAGTTATTAATTACTGAAAACCGTAATATGACAGCTACAGAAGTTGTTCAACGTAACGAAGAGAAGATGAGAATACTTGGTCCTGTATTAGGAAGATTACAATCTGAATTATTACAGCCAATGATTATAAGAATTTTCAATATTATGCTTAGAAATAATTTATTACCTGAAGCACCAGAGATTTTAGTAAATCAAGAAATAGATGTTGAATATGTTTCTCCAATGGCTCAGGCACAAAGAGGACAAGAATTATCTTCTATTGTAAGAGGTTTAGAATTATTTGGACAAATTGGTCAAGTTGCACCAGTTAATGATTACATAGATCCTCAAGGTCTAGTTAAGCATTTAATAAAAATATTAGGACTACCAGCTAAAATGATTAGATCAGATGGCGAGGTAGAAGAGATCGCACAACAGAAAGCAGAAGCACAACAACAACAAATGCAAATGCAACAACAGATGGCTGAGAGTGAAATGGCAAGAAACGTAGCTCCAGCAGTCCAGGCGGTATCTAATGCAACAGAACAGCAATAAAAAAATAAAAGATTTAATAAAAAACTATAAAGCGACTTTTGGATCAGACGATGGCAAAGCAGTCATGAATGATCTTGAAAAAAGATGTTTCTACAACACATCAACATTTAGTAGGAACGAACCAAACGAAACCGCTTTTTTTGAAGGACAGAGAACAATTCTGTTATTTATAAAAAGCATGATCAATCATAAAGAGGAGTAATCTATGGATCAGACAACTGAGCAAACTGCTCAACCTGATGTAACGCAGACAACTACTACGCTTACAGCAGAACAACCAACTGAAACAACAGTACCACAAACACAGGCTGTTGATTTTCAATCTTTAATTCCAGCGGAATATAAAGAAGAGAAGTCATTACAAAATTTTTCTAAAATGGATGACTTTGTAAAATCATATCTACACTCACAAAAGATGGTAGGTTTAGATAAAATACCAGTACCAAATAAACACGCAACCGATGAAGATTGGAAGGAAGTCTATAAACGATTAGGTAGTCCAGAAGCTGCCGATGGTTATAAATATTCTTTACCAGAAGATCATGCAATACCAGACGAAACTTTAAAAAGTTTTTCTGAAGAAGCTGTTAAGTTAGGATTACTTCCTAATCAAGCAGATGGTATTATGAAGTATTATAATCAAGTTATTAACGAAGGCATGAACGATCAGAATATAAGAGCTGAAGAAGCTAGAGCTAATGCCGAACAACAGTTAAGACAAGAGTACGGATCAACTTATGATAACAAAATAACTGGTGCTAAAAACTTAGCTACAGCTACTTTAGGATCAGAGTTTTTAAATACTACTATTTTACAAGATGGTAGTAAGCTTGGAGACAATCCACAAATCGTAAAAGCTTTTGCTCAACTTTCAGAAAAATTATCTGAAGATGATATTGTTAAAGGAGATAGTACATCTTATTTAACAACTAATGAGATAACAAAACAAATTGCATCTTTACAACAACCAGGCTCTGCATACTGGGATAAAAAACATCCAGCTCATGCAACAGCAGTTGAAGAAGTTGCAGCATTAATTCGTAAAAAAAATAACGAAGAAGATGCTTAACAGTTTTGCTTAACCTTTGTTAGGCAAATAAAATCAAAGACAATCGATAAGACCTTTGTTGACGTTAGGAAAGACTAACATCCAGAAGATGTAAATTTCAGGAAGATCCGCAAGGATAATCATCCGACAACTTTAACTAACACAATACAGGAGGAACTTATAATGAGTTCACAAATAACTACTTCATTCGTAGAACAATATTCTTCGAATGTACAAATGCTATCTCAGCAAATGGGTAGCAAATTAAGATCTTCTGTTGATGAGGAAAGTGTAGTTGGGAAAAACGCATTTTTTGAACAAATTGACAGCACAGCTGCTGTTCTAAGAACTTCAAGACATGGCGATACTCCACAAATCGACACTCCGCATAGCAGAAGAAGAGTATCTCTTGCATCGTATGAATGGGGAGATCTTATTGATGATTCTGACAAAATCAGAATGTTAGTAGATCCAACTTCAGCGTACGCAAGAAATGCGGCAGCAGCAATGAATAGAGCTATGGATGATGTAATCATTACAGCTATGAATGCTTCTGCATCAACTGGCGTTGCTGGTGGTACATCTACAGCTTTACCTTCAACTCAAAAGACTGCAACTTCAAATCAATCAGATGGTTTGACTATTGCTAAACTTTTGGCTGCGAAGAAAATCTTAGATAATAACGATATTGATCCTTCAAGAAAAAGATATATCGTTTGCGGACCGCAACAAATCTCTGATCTATTAGGAACAACGCAAATAACTTCAAGTGATTTCAATACTGTAAAAGCATTATCACAAGGAGATATTACAACGTTCTTAGGATTTGAGTTCATAATGTCAACTAGACTAAATTTTGACGCAACAAATACTGACGACAGACTTGTATTTGCTTATACTGAAGATGCTATTAAATTAGCAATCGGTAAAGACATCAAAGCAAACATTTCTGAAAGAGCAGATAAGTCTTATTCAACTCAAGTTTATTACTGCATGGATTTAGGTGCTGTAAGAATGGAAGAAAAGGCTGTTGTTCAAATTCCATGTCATGAAGCTTAATAATAGGAGTATATAATTATGGGAACTAAAAACACAGACTTAGTGGCTAACTTTGAAGCTAGTCCTCAAGTCCTTAATAATGCTGCTGAACTTCATGGTGTTCTAAGAACTGCTCATGGAACAGTAGAACTTGCTGCTGGCGATAGTGATGATGACGATATTGTAATGTTAGCACCAATTCCTTCAAATGCTGCTGTACCAAGTTTATTTATTGGTTCAGACACATTCGGTGGATCGTGTACTTTCAATGTTGGTATCTACAAAACTGATGGCACAGTTAAAGATGAAGATGTTTTTGCAACTGCGGTAGCTGATGCTGCTGCAATGGCAGACGTTAGATT